GACCCTCATCCGGGGCGGCTACGTCGCCGGCAGCAGCTTTGCCTTCACCGTCAAATCGGACCCCGCCTCGGAGACATGGGCGACGGACGCGAAGGGGAATATCACCCGCACCATCACAAAGGTGTCGGGGCTCTACGACGTTTCTGTTGTGACCCGCCCCGCCTACTCCCGCTCCAGCGTCGCCCTCCGCCGGCGCGACCTGTTCGCCGCGGCCAACCTGACCGAGGCCGAGCGCCGGGCGATCGTCGAGCGTGAGGCCGACGACCAGGCCGACCAGCTCCGCCGGATCGCCATGGACCGGAAGAAGCTCGACGCGCTGATCGGGGCCCGTGCGGCCACCGCCCTCGCGAGGATGAAAGCCCATGGGCTCTGACCACCGCTGCCGCTGTGGGGAACGGATGAAGGTCCGCACCTCGAAGCGGTCGGGGGATTCCGCGGTCCAGTATCTCCGCTGCACCTGCGGCGCGGCGGCGCGTGTAGCTGTTCCTGCCCGTGATATCTGGAGGCGCAAACGGTGACCATCTGCATCGACTTTGATCAGACCTACAGCCGCAACCCCGCCATGTGGGATGCCCTGCTCCACGCCGCGGAGATCGCCCAGGTCGAGGTGATCTGCATCTCCCGCCGTGAGGACACGACCGACAACCGGCAGACGATCCGGGCCGCGTTCGGTGACGAGTTCCAAATCCTCTCGGCCCTGGTGCTCTGCGGGCCCAACACCGCCAAGGCCGACGCCGCCAAGGCTGCTGGCTTCGCGGTCGATGTCTGGATCGACGACAGCCCCGAGGCCATCCCATCGACCAGTCCGACCCGGGCCGCCCTCATCAAGGCCGAGCAGGCCGCCGCCCGTATGGACGCAGCCCTCAAGGGACCGACCGCATGACCCCCGAGCAACTCCAAACCGCCGTTCTGACGTTCATCGCCTCGGCACGACTCAAGGCCGCCGGCGGGCTGACCGTGGCCGAGTTTGGCAGCCTCGTCGTCGAGGTCATCCGCCTGGCGGTGGCCGGGCTCGACACGATCACCACGCTCGACGGGCCGGGCAAGAAGGCGTGGTCGCTGGCCTGCGTCGGCTCGCTCTTCGACGCGGTGGCCGATTCGTGCGTGCCGCTGCTCGCCCGGCCGATCTGGTGGATCGTCCGGCCAACGGTTCGCGCGCTGGTCCTCTCGGCTGCCGGCGGGGCGCTCGAGCAGATCCTGACGCTCACCCGTGCCGCAGCCCCGGAGCCGACCGCATGATCCCGCCGCTCTGGATGCTCGCTGCCGCCGCCGCGGTGGCCTACCTCGTGTGGAGCCGCCCGGCCGCCCCGGCGGGGCTTCCGCCGCTGTCGCCACTCCCCGCCCCGCATGTCGCCCCGCAGGCTACCCCGCAGGCCGCAGGCCCACACCCGCTCACGCTCCTGGCGATCCTCGCTGCCGGCGGGATGATCGCGTTCGCAATTCGAGAAAATGGAACGACGCCCGCCCCCGCTCCCGCGCCGGTGGTCGGGCTCGATCTCCGCGGCCGGTTCGTTGGGCCGGGGGCCGCGACCGACGCTGCGACGACTGCCGCCCTCCTCGAGGAGCTGGCCGACAAGATCCAGTGGGACGGGCTCCCGCAAGATCAGGAGGGAAGACCCAAGGAAGCGCGACTGACAACCGGGGCCGCATTCGACGATCTGCGGCGCGCCGCCCGGGAGCTGCGTTGCGAAGGCGTCTCGCTCGGGGCGCGGCAACCCGCCGTCCGCGATGAGATCAAACGCTACCTCGATGCCGAAGTCGGCACCGACGGCGGCCCTGTGGACGCGAAGGAAAGGTCGTCTTGGGTGTACGCGTTCAAGAGCATCGCCCAGGCCGCTCGGGAGGCGACCCGATGAGCAAGCCTTGGGTCTACATCGCAAGCCCGTACACGAAGGGCGACGTTGCCATCAACGTGCGGACGCAGATGGAAGCTTTCGACCAACTGCTCTCGCTCGGAGTGGTGCCGATCGCACCGCTCTACAGCCACTTTCAGCATATGTTCCTTCCGCGCCCCTATCAGGATTGGATCGATCTCGACCTTGAGTTGATCCAGCGGTGTGACGCCTGCCTGCGGCTGACGGCGTCTCACGAATACGCCGACGGGACGACCTACGAGCAATCGCAATCGTCCGGCGCGGACGGAGAGGCTGCCGAGTTCAAGCGGCTCGGGAAGCCGTACTTCTACTCTGTTCAGGGTGTGGTCAAGTGGCTGGCCGCACGGGAGGCGACCCGATGACCGCGAGGCAACGCACCGTCTGGACCTGGAGCGCCGTCGGCTTCGTCGTCTTCGCGGCCATCGTCGGCGCGCTCGTCGAGCGGGCCACGCACCGGCTCGCCGCTGGGGTGGAATCGCGGTTCGGGTACACGCCGAATCCCGACGGCACGCGAGAGTTCCTGCGGGAGCTGGACCGGCCGACGTTCGCCGCTGCTGCCGGCGAAGCGATGGCGGAAGCCAAGGGCGTCGATACGTTTCTCTACCGCCAGACAAACAAGGCGCACCAGTCGCACTACGGGCTGCCGTGGAAGTCGTGGAACCAGGGCGACCACGGCTCCTGCGTCTCGTTCGCCTTCGCGCTCGGGAGCTACTCCGCCCAGTCGGTGGACTGGGTCGAGGGCCGAATGGCCCGGCCGCCCCCGGAAGTGGCGACGGAGCCGATCTACGCTGGAAGCAGAACAGCCGCGCGGCTTCCACCGATTGGCCGCAACACTGGCGGCGATGGCTCTTACGGCGGTGCTGCCGCCCGATGGATCTCCGGTCGCTGCAAAGACGCAACCGTCGGCGGAATCCTCTACCGAGAGAAGTACGGCGAGTTCGACCTATCGACCTACTCGATCCCGCGATCCATCGCGTGGGGCCGGGACGGCGTGCCGATCGAGCTGGCCCGCGAGGCGAACAAGCTCAAGGCGGTGGCCGTCGCGCAGGTCAACACCTGGGACGAGCTTTGCGCGTCAATCGAGCGCGGCTCGCCGGTGGTGTTGTGCAGCCAGGTGGGATACGGCCGCTACGACAATACGATGCCTGTCCGCGACGCCGACGGCTTTCTGCCGAGGGCGAAGCCGTGGGGCCACGCGATGCTCTGCTGGGGCGTCAGGCACCAGAAGAACGGCTCGCCACGCGACGGTGGCCTGATCCAGAACAGTTGGTCCGAGAACTGGTGCAAGGGCCCGAAGTGGCCTGCCGACCAGCCCGACGGCTCGTTCTGGGCGTCCCGTGAGAACATCCAGGCCGCGCTCGACCAAGGCGATTGTTTCGCAATTGGTGGCGTCGACGGCTTCAAGTGGCGCGTGCTCGACAACGGCCAGTGGTTCGAGCCCGCCCCTGCGCCGGCAGAAGCGTCGGAGCCCGCTGAAATCAGCAGCGAAACCGCTCCAGCCGATTCGCAAAAAATTGCATCTTTTGTGAAATCGACGCAATCGGACGACGCAATTCACAGCGTCTATTCTCTCGCCCCGTGAGGCCGCCATGATCCTCGACCGCAAGACCGTCGCCATCATCGTCGTCACCCTGGCCGTCGGCTGGTGGCTGGGGTCCTCCCCGTCGTCACCGATCAACCCCACACCGCAACGGCCGGTTCTCGCCGCCGTCGGCCGGCTGGCCAGGATCGCGGCGCGGCTCGGCCTGTGGATGGCGATGGCCGCCGAGCCGGCACCGCAGCTCGAGCGGCAGCAGATCGTCAGGAGCCCGCCGGTCGATGCCAACGGGCATCGTGTCGTTGACCACGGGGAGGGCTGGTGATGGATACCGTCCTCCTTGAAATCGTCCTCTGGATCGGTGGCCTTGCCGCCGTCGGAAGCGCTGTCGGCGTGTGCGTTGTCCTCGCTGCGTGGTGGCTGTTTGCCCGGCTTTCGGCGTCAATCTCTGCCTGGATTGACCACGACGAAGGAGGCACCCAGTGACCGTCTACCGCACCCTTCTCGCCTGGCTGGCCAGCCTCTCCGCCGATCCTGCTGAGATCGACCGCGAGCCTCCGCGCGCCGCGGCGGCCGTCGCTGCCGCCTATGCGAGCCTCGCCCCCGAGGCGGCACCGACGCCGCCCCCGGCTCCCTCAGCGTGTGGGTGTGGCGGGAAGTGCGCGAACGGCATCTATCGACCCGATGGCCGGATCGAAATGAAGTGCGAGAAGGATTGCCCGTGCGGCTGTCGGAAGCCGCGGTGAGTTGTACGCTACAACCGGCAAC